AAGAAGAACTTAACCTCACCTGTGAACTGTGTAATCGCAAGACTGCCATTGACTATGAACCCGACCCCGATGACATGAGAACTTGGCTCATCTACGGTGGTGAAGCCTAGTTTCCCCCCTAGTTGTGCTACTATTGGAAACAACTAAACCCTAGTAGGTAAGGAATAGCAATGACCACTAATTTGAATGATTTAACTGACCGCATTATGAAGGCACTCGTTCAGGACGCTTATGAGACCAACGACATCACCCAGTTGATTGATACCGCCCTCGGACAGCGAGCCACGATTGAGAACTTGGCAGCCGACAACGAGCGACTCACGCAGGCACTCGGCATTGCCGGTAGTCACATCACCTCGCTCGAGAAGCAAGTGGAGTCCCTCGAACCCTTCTCCCACCTTCAGCAGTACTCCGAAGAAAGCGTCAACTAGTGCGTAAGCGTCTTACTTGGCTCCTATCCTCTATGGGGGAACTAGAGGCTCGAGACGGTAACTACCGCTTTGTGGTGTTCAACGACCCCAAGCGCAAGACTACGGAATTGCGGTTTATCCGCTACGAGACAACCCCCGAGGGTATGGGTGTCCCCTTTTACGACTTCAGCATCTACTGCCGAGACATTGCTTCTGCCAAGAAGTTGTCGGAGAAGTTGAATCGGGAATTCCGCAAGGCTCGCCGGTACAACGGCTTCAGCATCCTGTAACGAGGAAAACCCCACCCGTAGGTGAGGCTTACTCCGCAGGGGATTTGCTCGCCCTTTTCTTCAGGCGTACTGCATTCCTGCTCCCGACCCACCCCTCCGCTATGGCAAGGTGTTCGGGTCTGCCATCCCACTTTCGCAGGTTGACTCTTGCGACCCGTGGCTTGGCTCCAGCCTGCAGGTTCTTTTACTAGGGAGTGATTGCCCTAAACCTGCTAGACCTTCGCCTTACCAACAACCAAGATACTAGGTTTCCGACCTTAAGTCAAGTCAATTCGGGGAATTCTTTTAGGGGCGGTTTTCCCCATAGTTTTAGGCAATTCCTTGCTATCGGTTCAGCATGATGCTAGGCTACCCCCGTGTCTACAACCCCCGTGTTTCTAGGCGAGAAGCCGAACGGCATCAGCCCCTCTAGGGTCAGCCAGTTTGCCAATTGCCCCCGCCAATACCAATATGTCTCGGTTGAGAAACTGCCCGAGAAGAAGTCAATCGATGCTTACCGAGGCACGATATTCCACGCAATCCTCGAGACCATGTTTGCTGAAAGCCTAGAAACCCCCGAGGCTCGCACGCTTGATAACTGCCTCGAGTACTTCCGCACCATATTCCCAACGATGGTAGGGGAAGTCGAAGCCGAGGAACTTGGACTTAACCAAGAGGGCGTTCAGCAACTCGCCGCCGAGGTCGCAAAACTCATTCGCAACTACTACAAGATGGAAGACCCTACGACCATCAATACCGAAGCAGTAGAAATCCGCTTCGACCACGACATGGGCGGTTGGGGGCTACGAGGCATCATTGACCGCCTAGACCGCCTAGAGGATGGCACGCTCGCTGTAGTGGACTACAAGACCGGCAAACCCCCACGCAAGGGCTACGAGGCTAAAGCCCTACAACCGTGTCAGACCTACGCCTACCTATGCCAACAGGTGCGTGGTGAACTACCTACGGAACTCCGCCTTATCTATGTCAAGACCGGCACTCAAATCGTCCACAAGGTCACGCAATCTGATATCGCTAGTGCTGAACGCCGAGTCCGTGGAACATGGCAAAGCATTGAGAAGTGCTACGACAAGAGCGATTTCCCCGCCAAGCCAAGCATCCTCTGCAACTGGTGTTCCTTCCAGAAAATCTGTCAAGGCGACCAGTCAGACCCCTTCTAGGGTCTAGGACAGGAACTTTCGAAAACCGGCTGTACTCTTCTTAGTGTCAAGACCACTGGCGTTTGCCGGTGGTGAAGTTCTTAGGAGTTCAATGGCTCGACGCAAATTAGTCAAACTCAGCATCAAGGAGACCTCGGGCGTTGACCGTCCGGCGCACCTCCACGATGGATGGGTCGTAATGAAGTCTGCCGACAACTCCGAATTGACCGCCGTTCTAGATGAACTGCGCTCGGAAGTCACCGAGGAAGCCGAAGTTGTCAAGGAGGCTGCCGAAGAGGTAGTCGAGGAGACGGTTGAAGCCCCCGAGGAATTGACCGAAGAGACCCCCGCTGAAACGGTTGAAGCCGTAGAAGCAACGACAAAGGCGACCGCCCTTGTCGAAACCCACAGTCCCACGGAGGAATTAATCATGAGCGATGCTCTTGAGACGACTGAAGTCGTCGTAATCCCCGAGGCTGCTACCGACGCGGAAATCCTTAAGGCGATGCCCTCTGTTATCAAGAAGATGCTTGATGACAGCAAGGCAACGGCTGAACAGGCTCTTCGCAAGGCTGCCCAAAGCGAGCAAGCCCTTATCTCCGAGCGTGAAGCCCGGGCTGATGAGGCTGCTGTTATTAAGGCTGCCGACTGGTCGCACCTCAACATTGACCCAACGATTGTTGGTCCCGCACTGCGTCGCCTCTCAGAGAACGACATCACGCTGGCTAACGAAATCGTCAAGGCACTAGACAGCGCAAACTCGCTGCTCGAAGCCAATGTGGTCTTCACCGAAGTTGGTTCAGACGCTCCCGTAGCCGCTGACGACGCTTTCGCCAAGATGGAAAACCTTGCTAAGGCTGCTGTAGCCTCCGGCACGGCTCCTTCTTACGAAGTTGCGTTGATGTCAGTTGCTCAGGCGAACCCTGAACTCTACACGCAGTACCTCAACGAGAAGGGTCGTTAATCATGGCTTGGGAACAAAATCCATACGCAATTAAGGTCACCCTCGTTTCGGCGGCTGACTACTTCACCACCAGCAAGCAGTTCTACTTCGTCACCGTCACTGCCCCCGGCACTGGCTCGACGACGCCATCTGCAACCCTGGTCGCTTCCGCTACTGCAAAGCCTTTCGGTATCTTGCAGAACGCTCCAAAGGCGGGCTACGAGGCTGAAGTCACTGTTTCAGGTATCAGCAAGGTCACTGCCGGTGGAACCATCGCCGTTGGCGACTCCATTGGCTCGAACGCATCCGGACTAGCCGTTGCGCTAATTCAGGGTACGGACACCACTAAGTACATCGTCGGAACGGCTCTGTCCGCAGGCGCATCGGGTGACATCATCACCATTGCTGTCGCTTGCTCGGCTGCCGCTCGCGCAGTTTAGTCAAGAAAGGACTAGAAAATGCCACAACCTAACGTAAACAATGTTCACATTGACGCTATCTTGACTAACATCTCGGTTGCTTACTTGCAGAACACCAACAACTTCATCGCAGACAAGGTTTTCCCTGTCGTACCCGTAGATAAGAAGTCCAACATCTACTTCAAGTACACCAAGGACGACTGGTTCCGTGACGAAGCACAGCGTCGCGCTGACGGAACCGCTTCGGCTGGTTCCGGCTACGGCTTGACCACCGACAACTACCTTGCGGACGTGTATGCGTTCCACAAGGACATCGGTGACCAGACCCGCGCTAACGCTGACAACCCCCTCAACCCAGATATGGAAGCCACGCAGTTTGTTACGCAGCGTTTGCTTCTCCGTCGTGAAGTGCAGTGGGCTTCGGACTACTTCACCACCGGCGTTTGGGGAACCACCGTTTCCGGTACTTCAGCCACCAACGGTTCAGGTACGCAGGCAACGGTGTGGTCTGACTACACCTACTCGCAGCCCATCTCGGACATCGAGGCCGCCAAGACAGCCATCCTTCAAGGCACCGGATTTGAGCCGAACACGCTTGTTCTCTCATACTCCGTTTTCCAGAAGTTGAAGGCTCACCCCACGCTGGTTGACCGCTACAAGTACACACAGGCTGGCGCTATCGTCACCGAGGACCTTCTCGCCGCATTGTTCGGTGTTGACCGCGTTCTCGTTGCCAAGGCAGTCGTCAACGGTGCTAACGAAGGTGCTACTGGTACCTACGCTTTCACCACGGCTTCCAGCGCCCTGTTGT